AACCACCAAAGCGTTCATGCTGTCCTCGGCATTCTTCCGGGGGCTGCGTGGGCCGGTCGGCTCAGGCAAGTCTGTGTGCTGCTGCGTCGAAATGTTCCGCCGCGCCAGCCAGCAAGAGCCGGGAACGGACGGGAAGCGCAAGACCCGTTGGGCTGTGGTGCGCAATACCAACCCGCAGCTCAAGACCACGACGATCAAGACCTGGCTCGACTGGTTTCCCGAAGATGTGTGGGGCAAGTTCAACTGGTCGCCGCCGTTCACGCACCACGTCAAGGTAGGCGACATTGACATGGAAGTGATCTTCCTGGCGCTCGACAAGCCGGAAGATGTGAAGAAGCTGCTCAGCCTCGAACTCACCGGCGTGTTCATCAACGAGGCGCGCGAAGTGCCCAAGGCGATCGTCGATGCCTGCACCATGCGCGTCGGCCGCTTCCCGTCGATGAAAGATGGCGGGCCGACTTGGTATGGCGTGATCGCCGATACCAACGCGCCGGACGAAGATCACTGGTGGCCAATCATGGCGGGCGAGGCGCCGGTGCCCGATCACCTGACGCGCGAAGAAGCGCTCATGCTGATCAAGCCTGACACCTGGGAGTTCTTTACCCAGCCGGGCGGGATGCGCCCGGTGCGCGACGACGAGGGGATCATCACCGGCTACGAGATGAACCCGGTCGCCGAAAACGTGGGCAATCTGACGCCCGCCTATTACCCGTCGATCATCAAGGGCAAGACGCGCAGCTGGATCCAGGTCTATGTCCTGAACGAGCTGGGCAGCCTCAACGATGGCAAGCCGGTCTATGCCGATTTCGACTATGCCATGCACGTTGCCAAGGAGCCGCTGGTTCCTGCGGCCGGCATCCCGATTATCATTGGCATCGACTTTGGCCTGACGCCTTCGGCGGTCTACATGCAGCTGGTGCGCGGGCGCTGGCTGATCCTGCGCGAACTGGTGGCGCAGGACATGGGCGCGGCCAAGTTTGCCGACCTCTTGCGCCGCGATATGCAGCAGAACTTTCCTGGCTTCACCTTCCAGCTATGGGGCGATCCGGCTGGCGACTATCGCGCTCAGACTGACGAGACGACACCGTTCCAGATCCTGCGCACTGCCGGCCTCAAGGCGCGCGCTGCACCGACCAATGACCCGGTGGTCCGGATCGAGGCCGTATCTGCTGGCCTCACCCGTCTGATCGAAGGCAAGCCCGGCTTCCTGATCGATCCTGGTGACGATCGGCCCGACAAGAACAAGTTCAGCCACCCGCATGACGCGCTGCAATATGGCATGTGCGGGGGCGGGGAGAGCCGCAAGCTGCTGCTGGGCGACACCTCGAACACCAAGCCGGTGGTGGCACGCAAGAGCTTTGACGTGCTGGGCTGGCGGCAAACGAGCCGGCGCCGGGCGACTAGTCCATTGTGACGCGCCGCGCATCGTGGCCTATCGCCTACGATGTGTGTCAAAGCCCCCAAGCCAGCCCCCAAGACTGCCGAGGAATTGGCAATGGAGGAAGAAGCGCGCGCCGCGCGGCTGCAGCGCAAGCGCGAGCTGGCAATGATGGCTGGGCGCGAGAAGCAAAAGCGAACAGAGGAAGCGGTTGCCCGGTCACGCGGGCAGTGGGGGGCGCGCTCTTTGATCAGTGGACCAAAGGGCGGCGCGGGTTTCCTCTTTGGTGGCGGGCGCTCCGGCCTACCCTTGATCCCGGCAGCGTCTGGCGGATCAGGCGGCGGGGGCGTCCCCATTAGCGGCGGCGGCGGTGGTGGCGGTGACTTTACCGGCACCATGCCAAGCCTGATTGGCGGTTTTAGCGGCGGCGGTGCTGGTGGCGGCTTCTTCGGCGGCAGCACCCGCTTAAACAATGTGCAGCTGGTATGAGTGACGAGATCGAAACGCTGCTGCGCCGCCTCGAGCGCGCACGCGCCAAACGCCAGCCGTGGGAGAGCACCTATCAGGAATGCTATGATTACGCTGTGCCTGGCCGCACTTCTTTCTTTGAGCGCGGTCAGGGGCAGGTTTCGCCTGACGTATTCGACGAAACCGCGGTCGTCGCGACCCCCGAGTTTGCGAGCCGTATCCAGGCCGGGCTTATGCCGAACTATGCCCGCTGGGCGGAACTCGCTGCCGGTAGCGACGTGGACCCCGCAGAGGTTGGGGAGATCAACAAGGCACTAGAGAAGGTCACGGACTATGTGTTTGAGATCCTTCAGGCGTCCAATCTAGCGCAGGAAGCCAACGAATGCCTGATCGACACAGCGGTTGGCACGGCCTGTCTCGAGGTCAATGAGGGCGATGCGGTCAATCCGGTGGTGTTCACCGCTGTCCCGCTGCCTGAACTGCTGATTGACACCGGGCCGGACGACAAGATCGACACCTACATGCGCAGCCGCAAGGTGCGCCTGTCGCATATCGAAACCGCCTACCCTGGATCGGTGATCCCGCCTGAACTCAAGCGCAAGATCGCCAGCGAGAAGGACAAGGAAACCGATCCGCTCGTCGATGTGGTGCTGTGCATCTACCGCGACTGGAAGAAGCCGACCGAGACAAACGAGCTGCGCGTGTTTCTGCCGGCACACAAGGAGATCATTCGCAAGGCCACACTCTCTGGCACCGGCTCCAATCCTTACATTGGCTGGCGCTGGTCGAAGGTTGCGGGCGAAGCATGGGGGCGCGGCCCGCTGTTCAACTGCCTTGCTGCCGTGCGCACTGCCAATCTGGTCGTGCAGCTGACGCTCGAGAACGCCGAGATGGCAATTGCCGGCGTCTATACCGCTGAGGACGATGGGGTTGTGTCGGTTGACAACATTCGCCTCGTTCCAGGCACGATCATTCCGGTTGCGCCGGGCAGCGCGGGCTTGCAGCAGGTCGGCGGCGCGGGTGATTTCAATGTCGGTCAGCTGATCCTGGGCGACATGCGCAACAACATCAAGAAGGCGCTGTTCAACGAGACGCTTGGCTCGCCTGACACCACGCCGATGAGCGCAACCGAGGTAGCGCAGCGCATGGCCGACCTGTCGCGCCAGATTGGTTCGGCATTCGGGCGCTTGCAGGTCGAGTTCGTCAACCGCGTGCTGCAACGGGTGATCTTCATCCTCAAGAAGCGCGGCCTGATCGAGCTTCCGACCGTCAACGGGCGCGAAGTCAAGATCGTTGCCACCTCTCCGCTGTCTCAGGCGCAGGCAGTCGAGGATATCAACGCGGTCGATAGCTGGTTGGGGCTGGTTGGCCGCCATTATGGCCCGCAAATGGTCAATCTCTACACCGATGGGGCGCAAGTGGCCGAGTATACAGCCAAGAAGTTCGGGGTTCCCGAGCGTTTGCGCCGTGATGAGAAGGGCCGGGCGCAGCTGGCCCAGCAGATTTCGACAATTCAGCAAGGAGGAGAGAGCCTTGGACCGGAAATCCCCGGCGCCGGACCGGGTATTGGGGCCTGACGGCCTCGCGCGCACCCGCACGCAGGAAGATGAGCTCAATCAGCTGTTCGCCACCCTGTTCCGCTCGGCGGCAGGGCGCGAAGTGCTGTCTTATCTTCGCGCCGTGACCATCGAAATGGTGGCGGGGCCTGAAATCACGGACGCACAGCTGCGTCACCGCGAGGGATCGCGCTACCTCGTCGGCATCATTGAAGCGCGTGTTGCGAAAGGTAAGCAGAATGACCCAGGAGAGCCTGATCACCCCGCCCGCCGAGGGAAACGCGGACGCCGGAACCCCGCCAGCTGATAGCGGCACCCCGCCAGCGGCCGAGCGGCCCGATTGGCTGCCGGAAAAGTTCTGGACGCCCGAAGGTCCGAGCGTTGAGAACCTGGCCAAGTCCTATGTCGAGCTGGAAAAGATGCGCGGCGCGTCGATCGACCAGCTGAAAGAGCAATGGGAGGGCGAGCGCCTGGCCGTGCGTCCTGAGACGCCCGATGCCTACGAATTGCCCAGCCATGACGCGCTCGACGCCGAGCAGCTGGCCGCATCGCCGGTAGTGGGCCTGTTCCGCAAGATCGCCCACGAAACCGGGCTGTCGCAGGACCAGTTTGCCAAGACCATTGCCGACTATGCCGAAGCTGAGGTGTCTCGCTTGCAGGAAACCGCCAATGCCGAGATGAAGGCGCTGGGCGAGAACGGCAAGCAGCGCGCCGAAGCGGTCGGGCTGTGGGCGAACCAGCGATTTGGCAGCGATCCCGCCAAGTTTGCGGCGATTGCGCAGATTTGCACCACTGCGGCCGGCGTTGAGGCGATCGAGGAGTTGATGAAGGAGGCTGGCGCACCGGCTGCAACCGGCGATGCTGGCAATGCTGGCGGCAATGACCTTGTCCAGCAGGAAGCCGAGATCCGCAAGCTGATGGACAGCCGGGAATACTACGATCCCAAGCACCGTGACCCGGCAGTGGTTGCCAAGGTCGAAGCCTTCTTTGCCAAGAAGTATGGTGGCAAGTGATCACCGTTCGGGAGATCGAGCCGGGCGACCTACCCGGCGCGCTCTATCTGGGCCAGCTGATGCAGGCCGAGGCCCCGGCCTATCAGGAATATCCGTTCGAAGATGAACGGTTCGAGGCATGGTTTACCCTGTGCCTCGACAATCCTGACTGGCTGGGGCTGGTGGCGGTGGACGATGTGGCCGGGATCATCGGCTTTCTGGCGATGGGCAGCGCTCCCATGATTTTCTGCTCGGCACGCACGGCTGACGATCTGGCATTCTTTGTCCACCCCCAGTGGCGCGGGACCACGGCGGCGGTGCGGTTGATCCGCTACATGGAAGCCTGGGCCGAAGCGAAGGGCACGGTCCAGATCCGGATGGGCCTGACCACCGGCACCAATACCGATCCGGCGCGGCGCTTCCTCGAGCGGTTCGGCTACCAGCTGGAGGGGTTGGTGCTGGTCAAACGCAACTAGTCCATTGTGACCAGCACGGACCCGCGCGAAATCACGCTCAGGCCCGCACGGCGACACTGGCCCCGCAAGGGACAACCGGCAAGACCCAGGCAGCGGATAACCGGACCCCACTTTCCTCGAAAGGATTTCTCATGGCGATGGATATTTCCGACGCGTTCGTGAAGCAGTTCGAGAGCGAGGTTCACATGGCTTATCAGCGCATGGGTTCCAAGCTCCGCAATACCGTTCGCAACAAGAACAACGTTAAGGGCACCTCGACCACCTTCCAGAAGGTTGGCAAGGGCAGCGCTGGCACCAAGTCCCGTCACGGCAACGTGCCGGTCATGTCGATCGACCACACCCCGGTCGAATGCACGCTGGCTGACTACTACGCCGCCGATTACATCGACAAGCTCGACGAGCTGAAGATCAATATCGACGAGCGCGGTGTTGTCACGCAGTCGGCTGCGGCTGCACTCGGCCGCAAGACCGATGACCTGATCATCACGCAGCTGGACGCCACCAGCAACACGCAGAGCGAAGGCGGCACGACCGGCCTCAACCAGACCAAGGTCAACGTGGTGTTCGAAACCATGGGGAACAACGACATTCCCGATGATGGCGAGCGTTACTTTGCTATCAGCCCCGGTGGCTGGACCGACCTGCTGGGCCTGGCTGCGTTCGCCTCGGCGGACTACGTTGGCTCGGACGATCTGCCCTACAAGGGCGGCATGGTTGCGCGTCGGTGGATGGGCTTCATGTTCTTCACCCACTCGGGTCTGCCGGTTGCAACGAGCATTCGCAAGAACTTTGCCTGGCACAAGAACTGCCTCGGCCATGCTTCGGGCGCGGAAGTCGTTACCGAACTGAACTACATCCCCGAAAAGGTCGCCCACCTCGGCACCAGCTACATGTCGCAGGGCGCTGTCCTGATCGACACGACTGGTGTGTTCGAGGTCCAGGCCTACGACGCTTAAGGAGAAGTCGACATGGCTCTGACTGCAACCTCGCTGTTCAAGATCGCGGGCGCAAACCCCGGCTTGCACATCTACAAAACCGCTGACGCGATCGCCACCGTGACTGCTTCGGGTTACTTCAACGCTGTGACCGACAACCTGCGCCAGTGGGATGTTATCATCGTTGTCTCGGAAACGGGCGGCACCCCCAAGGTCGATGTGATCACCGTTACCAGTGCTGATGGCGCTGCGACCGTGACGACCACCGCGACCGAAGGCGTCACCGCCACTTAACTTGGAGCTGCCCTGAGGCGGTTTCAGAACTGGGCCGGCCGCGTCCTCTCCCGCGGTCGGCCCTTTTCATTGGGAGCTGAGACATGAGCACGGCTATCGACATTTGCGCCCGGGGACTGGTGATGGTGGGAGCTGCCCCCATTACCTCGTTTGTGGATGGCACGACCGAGGCGCTGGTTTCAGCCAACCTGTATGAAAGCACGGTGCAGGATCACCTGTCCCGCTACCGCTGGCGCTTTGCCACCGGCATCGAGCAGATTGACCGACTGGTTGATGCGCCCGCTTCGCGCTGGTCGGCGGCCTATCAGCTGCCAACCGAATGCCTGCAGCCTGCAACCGTGCTGGTGAATGACCGCGCGATTGACTTCGACCGTTACGAGGACCGCATCTTCTGCGATGCCCAGGCTGACGATGAGGTCTATCTCGAAGGCGTCTACCGGGTGGACGAGGCACGCTTTCCGCCGTGGTTTGCAATGCTGCTGCAAATCCAGATGGCCAGCCACTTCGCTCTATCGATCGCGGCCAAGCCGGACCTGGCTGACCTGCTCGACAAGCGCGCGCTGCGCCATGCCGCCTTGTGCCGCAACCTCGATGCGCAGGCGCGCACCAGCCAAGACCTGCCGACCAAGGGCCTGATCACCGGACGGATGGGCCGTAGCCGTGTAGGAGGCCGCTGATGCCGATCCACCAGCTCCAGACCAACTTCTCGAGCGGTGAGCTGGATCCGCTGATGCTGTTCCGCGTGGATACCGGGGCCTACCAGAACGGGGCCAAGTCGCTGCGCAACGGGATGCTGCTCTCGACGGGCGGTGTGGCGCGGCGCCCTGGCACCCTGCACCTTGCCAACCTTGCTGGCCGTGGCCGGCTGCTGGCCTTCGAGTTTTCGGCTGCTGAGCGCTACGTTCTGTGCCTGTCGAACGGGCGGCTTGATGTGTATTCGCTAGCTGGCGCGCTGCTGACCAGCGTGACGAGCGGCTGCAACTGGACCACCGACGAGCTGTTCGAGCTGACCTATACCCAGGTCGCGGACACGATGCTTGTTTGCCATCAGGCGTGGTCGCCGCAGGTGATCAAGCGCACCGGCCTGTCCACCTTTACCGTGGCTGATTTTGCTTTCACGCAGGCGTCGAACGGCCAGAAGATCTACCAGCCCTACTACAAGTTTGTCGATGATCCGGTCACGATCAGCTGCTCAGGGGTGACAGGTTCTGTCACCGTCACCGCCAATGCTGCCGTGTTCACCTCTGACATGGTGGGCCAGCGGCTGCGCTGGAAGGATGTCGAGCTTGCTGTCACCGGCTACACCAGCACCACTGTCCTGACAGCCACGGTGCAGGGCACGATCGTCGGGCGCTACGAACCGGATCCGTTCCGCACCAACCTGGGCTCAGGCGTGGTCGAGGTCACGCATGTTGCGCATGGCTTTGCTACCGGGGCCAGCATCACGATCAGCGGCGCGTCGGATGTTGGCGGGGTTACTTCTGCCCAGCTCAATGGCACCTTCACGATTACGGTGCTGGACGACAACCGCTATTCGATCAGCACGGCCGGCAGCGCCACGATTGGCGAGGATGGCGGCGGGCCTTCGGTCCAATATACCGGCTCGGCAATTGCCACGACCGACTGGACAGAGCCGGTGTTCTGCGAACGCAATGGCTGGCCGGGCGCGGTCTGCTTCCATGAGGGGCGGCTGTGGTTCGGCGGCACGACCGGCATTCCTGACGGGCTGTGGTCCTCGGTAATCTACCAGTATTTCAACTTCGATGTGGGCGAGGGGCTGGATAGCGACAGCATCCAGGTGACGGTGGGGGCGGAGGATATCTCCAACATTCGCCACCTTGTCAGCCACCGCGATCTGCTGATCTTCACGGCCCTGGGTGAGTTCTTTGCGCCGCCGCCCAACAACGGCACCCTGACGCCGGTGACGATGCGCATTCGCCGGCAGACGCCCTATGGTTGCTCGTCGGTCTGCCCGCTCCCCTTGGACGGAGCAACGCTCTATGTGCAGGGCAGTGGGACTGCGGTGCGCGAGTTCATGTATAACGAGGCGCGCGGCGGCTACGAGAGCACCAACCTCAACATCCTCTCCTCGCACATTGTCAGCCAGCCACAGGACATGGCGGTGTTGTTCGGCACTACCGATCGCTCTGAGCAGTATGCCTTGCTGGTCAACGAGACTGGCAAGGCGGCGGTGTTTCATTCGGCCCGCGCTGAGAACCTGGCTGGGTGGACGCCGTGGGATACGGCTGGCAGCTTCGATAGCGTCTGCGTGGTGGGCGAAACGATCTATTTCTCCGTGCTGCGCGGCGGAACCTACCGGCTTGAGGCTGTTTCGGCCGATCGCGGACAGGCGCTGGACGGGGCGACTATCTACACCGGGGCCGCAAGCGACAGCTGGACGGTGGGGGCGATCTATTTCGGCAAGACCGTGGCGGTCAATTCGGGCGGGCTGCACCTTGGCACCTTCACGGTTGGCGGTGCTGGCGAGCTAACCCTGCCGGTGTCCGTGACCGAGATCACGGTGGGTTATGACTACACCTTTGCGGTCGAGATCCTGCCGATTAATGTGCAGCTGGCAACCGGCCCAATGATGGGCATTCCCAAGCGGATCAACCGGGTGATCGTCGGGCTGCACTCGACGCTAGCCGTGTCCATTGATGGCAACCGCCTGATCCTGCGACAAGTGACCGATGATCTATCACTCGCACCTGATCCCGTCACTGGCACTTACGAGTTCTGGCTGCTGGGCTGGCAGAAAAACGCAGTCGTCACGATCACGCAGAGCGAACCGTTGGCCTGCACGATCATCGGCTTGCAGCTGGAGGTAATGGTCTGATGTGCATTTCAGCAACGGTTCTGGCAATTGCCAGCCTAGCTACAGCAGCAGCTGGCACGGTCGTTTCGATTTCGGCGGCAAGCGCCAATGCGCGGGCCCAGCAGGACATGCTGGACTTGCAGCGCAAGCAGATGCTCGAGCAGCGCCAGATGGAGGCGTTGCAGGCGCAGGAAGCCGCTGTGCAGCGGGCAGAAGATTACCGCCGCCAGCGCGCTGCCAACCTTGCGGCACTGGCTGCGTCGGGCGTTGGTGAGAACATGAGCTTCTTGCAGGGCATTGCGCCAGCTGAGGAGAAGGCGCTGCGCACAGACCTTGCCAATATCCGGCTTGGTTTCCTGGGCGGGCAGAACCGCATGGCTGACGAGATCCGGGTCAACCGGCTCAACCGTGACATTGTGGGCATGAACAAGACGGCTTCGATCGCGGGTTCACTGATCAACTTTGCCGGCAGCGCGGCGCAGATCGGCAACTTCTACCAGACCTACAACACACCGAAGGCCACGCCGCGCGGCACAGCCACGACTCGGATGGTGCCGGGATTACCCAGCAGGGTGTTGGTCGCATTGCCGATGTGGGCGATGCAATCACCGGCCTGGCCGGGACTGCCATGCAGGTCATGGAGCCGCGCCTCAAGCGCAAAGCAATCGAGCAAGGCACGGTTGATGCCGCGCGCACCGTGATCGGCAAGGACGAGAACGGCAACTATGTCATGCCCGATGCGCCAAAGGGCGGCGGCGATGCCTATGTTGCAGCCTTCGATGCGGCTAAGCGCGATCAATACAAAGACCTGATTGTCTATGATGCACAGGTAGAGTTCAACAAGATCTATTCGGACCCGGCCAACATCGGCCTGACGCCGGAAGATCGCCGCAATCTTGCTGAGAACTATGTCTCGGGTGTGCTTGGCGCGGTTGATCCGTTTGTCGAAGCCGAGGTGATGGAGGCGCTTAACCGGGAGGTTCTTCAGCGCGACCTGGCTTCCAGCAACGCATGGCTCCGGCAAGAAACGGAACTGATGGAGCGCGGCTTTGCTGCCAAGGTTGAGAAGTCCTCAAGCGATGCGTTTGAAGCCTATACTATCGGCAGTGCGGCTGAAGGCGACCGGCTCAAGGGTGAAGCCAAAGCAGCAATGGAGCGGCTTGTCCAGCTACGGATGCGCACGCCGGAAGAACTGGCGGCACTGGAGGGCAGCTTTACCAGCATTGCAGCTGGCGGTGCCTTTATGAAGGAAGTCCGCGGCGACATGGGCGAAGGCACCCTGTTTGCCGATGATCTGCAAAAGCTAATGCTGATGCTCAACGAGAACGACAATCCAGACTGGACCGTGATCGTTGGCGGCAAGGAGTATAATGGCGAGAAGCTGCGCGCCCTGATCCCTGACAGCAAGGTGCGAACCATGTTGGAACAGAAGATTGGCCAGCGTGAAAGCATGGCTCGAGCGGAGGAGGCCGAGGACGAGAAGAAGAATGAGGCGTTCGATATCTTTGCCTCTGTGCCGCTGGGCGGTAACTTTGCTTATGGCGTAAGCGGCGAGGAGAAGGCTGGCGCCTGGCAGGCGTGGGCCGCAATGGAAGGCGTGGATCTCATGTCGCCGGAAGGTGTGGTCCGGGCTTACCACCGTTCGCCTGACCTGCCTGACGAAATGTATAAGCAGGCATTCAGCAACATGAGTGCGCGCACCGGTGCCGAGCTTGAACGGATCCTGCCGCTCTACCAGACCATGCAGAACATGCTGGGCCGGGACGGGCAGAACGTCAACATTGCCGAGACGTTGCTCAAGCCCGAGGATAGCGCTTACCTTTATCACTTTTCGGCGGCTCGCCGGATGGGAGCAAGCCCGGCTGATGCTATTGCCCGCGCGCGCACCGCGACCAGCGCGGGGCTAGGCAAACCAAGTGATGAGCTGCGTGCCAAGCTGCGTGAGGTTGGCGGCTACAAGGACAATGCCATCCTGTTCGACCGTCTCGACGACGAGGTGGGTGTGCGCTGGGCCACGCTCAACCCGCAGGCACAAGACGCGATCCAGCTGGACGTTGCGCAGCAGGTGGCAATGGGCGTCGATATCGACACCGCCCGCAAGTCGGCCGGGGTGCGCTTCAAAGCGGGCTTGGACACAGAGCCGCTACACGCTCGACAGTGCGCTCACCAATGCCCGCAAGGGTGGCGATGCCTGGATTGAGAAGGACCGAATGGTCCCGACTGTGCGCGACTGGAAGAACCCGAGCCAGCAGACGGATGCCTGGGTCGCTCCCTATGTTGGCGAGGCGATCAAGAATTGGGGTGGTCAGCAGTTGCCGGGGATGCCTGAGCAAAAGGACCTAATGCTTGGCAAGAACGTCTGGCTACAGCCGACCGGCCGCAAGAGTGGCGCTGGCGGCCAGCAGTATGCGATCATGTATTTCGATCCGGAGAAAGGCAACCCGCCGACCGTGTTCATGGACAAGCAGGGTATGCCGATCCAGCTTGAGTTTGGTCGGGCACAAGCCAAGCTGCAGCGCCAGGTCGATGCCCACTTCAAGAGCCGGGATGCCGCTAAGTGGCAACGTGATGAGCGCATCAAGAGCGCTGCGCCGCGCACTTACATGCCGGGAAGCGGGGGTGGGCTAGATCCATCTGTGGTGGGTGGATTACCTGCCAGTCTCAAAGCTGCTCGCGATGAAGCTGCTGCTGGCCCATTCAAGTTCAACGTCGATGTGCGCGACGTTGCACCGCCAGAGGCGCAGGGGCGCATACTGGGTGGCGCGGCCAACAACTGGCCGGGTGTCGCTCGGGCTATTGCTTCTGAGTTTGGGCTGCGGCCAGATCATGTGGCTACCGTCATTTCTTATGAAACGGGCGGCAAGTTTGATCCCGATGTGTGGGGCGGCAAGGACAACAATCATTTTGGCCTGATCCAGTTTGGCGGACCTGAGCGCGAGAAGCACTTAAAGCCCTTGCTCGGCGGCAAGCGTTATGAGGACGCCACTCCCCAGCAGTGGGCGCAGGCAATTGGCAGCTTCCTGCGCGAGCGCGGCTTCAAGCGCGGCATGAACATTCTTGATCTTTACTCGACGATCAATGCTGGATCGCCCGGTCGTTATGGGGCCAGTGACAACGGAGGCAAGGACACTGTGCGTAGCCATGTGCAACGGATGCTTCGTGACCACTTGCCTCAGGCCAAGCGGTGGCTGAGCCGTGGCTGAGGGTAAGCAAGACACGCCGCTCTACGTTGGCGACAATCTTCCTGTCGCGCCGCTCAACGCGCCCGACGATAGCTGGTCAACCTGGGGAAGCGCGCTGTGGGATGCGGTCACGCTGCAGCCGGTCTATCAGACTGCTGGGCGCACCTATGACATGCTGATGGCCGGCACTGATGGCGGCCGCTTCAACCCTTACGAGGGCGATTACCTCAAAGGCTACGAAGCCTACACCGACGAGTTTATCCATACCTATCACCGTGCCGAAGCCGATGCGATGAAGGCGCGGATCGACAAGAACAAGCAGCGCCGCGCCAACGTCGAGGCCAACCTGGGCTTTGGCGGCCTGATGCTGTCCGAGCTATTAAACCCGGTCAACGTGATCCCGCTGCCGGGTGTGATGGGCGCAGGCTTTGCCAAGGGCGTGCTTAAGGGTGGCGCCGGTTTTGGCGCAACGTTGACCGCCGAGGAGCTGCTGCGCCAACAGGTCGATCCTACGGCTACCGCCGAGGAAAGCTGGAACAATGTTCTTTATGGGACGCTATTTGGCGGCGTGCTGTCGGGCGCGGTCGGGGCTTATGGCCGGGCCAATGCGCGCGACCTGGGCGAACGCTTTGCCGCTGAGCTCAAGGTCATGGAGCGCGGCCCGCTGGGCCAGACTGCCAGCGATGCCGAGCCAATCATTCAGTCAGGCACGGGCTTTGTCGCGCGTCCAAGTGGCGATGCGGCGGTGGGCGTTGCGCCTGCTTATGGGCTGGAAAACCAGACCAAGATAACCCTGTGGGGGCGGCTCAAGAACCTGGGCGTGCGCGCGGTCGAGGACTTTGCCGATGCTGTGGCCGGTGACTACGGCACGCTGTCGGCGCGTAACCGGCAGCAGCTGCCAACTGAAATGTCCGCTTATCTTGCTTCGCAGCTGTGGCGCGGGCAAGCGGCTGATTTCAGCGTCAAGCTCAACCAGATCTATTCGCGCTACCTGACAGGCGGCGATGGCGGGATGCAGGTCATGGGCCTGAACCTTGCCACGGCACCGCAGAAGATCGCCGAGTTCTTTGGCAAGGGGAGCCGCGCTGATGGCAAGTTGAATTACGAGGAGTTCAAGGACGCAATCTTCCGGGCGCACAAGTCAGACCGGATCGAGGCGGACAACCCGTTTGTCAAAGAGGGCGCAGACTTGGTGCGTGGCTTCTTTGATGAAGCAATGGAGAAGGGCGTGGCTTCCGGCGCCATTCGATCGGCTGAGGGCTTCAAGAAGCTGCTTTCTCGGCGTGCCGAGCGCGGTCGGCAGATGATCGCCCGGTTTGAGGAACTGTCTGCCAAAGGGCAAACCGTCAAGGCAGAACGGCGCGCTACGCGCCGCGCAGAACTTACCGCATCGGTTGCCGGGACGCGGGTGGTCGGACCTGACGACAAGCCGCTGGTGGTATTTCACGGCACAAGCGAAAACTTTGACAAGTTCAAGGGGCGGGGCCGCAAGGAAACCCCGCTTTCTAAGGCTGTGCGCCAGCTGATGCTGACGTTTGATTGGGGTGATACCGCGCTTAAGCAGAAGGCATCTGAGCGTGGTGCAGTCTGGTTTACCGCCAATTCAGAACTGGCTGATGATTATGCCAAAGCGGGCGGCGGCGATGGTGTTGTCCGCGAGGCGCATCTTAATCTTCAGCGCCCGCTGGAATACGATAATGCGACCAAGACAGTGACGCTGCCAAATGGGCAGCAGCTGGACTTTGCCGAGGTGTTTGGCACGTTCAACAACTGGTCGATTATCAACCCCCAACTGATCCCGTTGGCTCGGCAGCATGGCGCTGACGGGCTGATCCTGAGGAGCATTAGCGACCCTGCCACCAAGAACATGATTGGCGCGGCGTCGGACGTTTTTATTGTGTTTAATCCTGACAAGCAGATTGTCCTGCTCGACAATCTCTTGCCTGATGAAGCCGGGCTTAGCGTGAACGAAATTGCCGAGCTGGCGGAACTGACCCGCCAGCAGCAGCGCTTGCTTGACTGGATGGACAAGCGCCTCGACGACGAACTGCCGGCCGACGAGGGCTTGAAGGCCGTGCTCGACGAGATCGAGAAGAACGCCGCCGACCGCCGCGCGCAGATGGAGGCGACCCGCAACGACCTGCTTGCCAAGGGCGAGAAGCGCCGCGAGGACACCGAGCAATTGCTGGCCGATGTGCAGGCGACGATTGCCGCGCGCATCGACAAGGACGAGAAGCT